GCACAATCTGCTTTTATAATAGGAAATGGAATTTCAAATGCTTCTAGAAGCAATTTAGTATTTGCTTCAGGTTCACAATTCCAAATAACCGGATCAGTAATAGCTACTCAAGGATTTACAGGTTCTCTATTTGGAACAGCATCATTTGCAGTTTCATCATCAAGAGCAGTAACAAGCTCATTTGCGATTTCAAGCTCATTCGCAACAACAGCTTCATTTGCCGTAAGCTCATCAAGAGCAATATCGTCATCATTCGCAACAACAGCTTCATTTGCTACTCAAGCATTAAGTGCTTCATTTGCCTCTAATGGGGGAGTAACACAATTACTAGCAGGACCAAACGTAACATTATCACCAACCAATGGTTTGGGTCAAGTTACAGTTGGAAGTGAAGATAATTTACCATTAATTAGTAAGTCAACTTATCTATTAATACCTAATATTGATAATACAATTATTACTGTAATAGGAAAAAGTATAAATATATCAGGAGCTAATATTGGAAAAACTTGGTCTTCAAGCTCATATTTAACAAGACAACTGAGAATTGGTTATTTATCTACAGCAACAGCTGGAACATTTAATTCTTTAAGACAAATTAATGGCTATTTTTCAATAGGTCAAGGGTTTAAATACTTAACAGGTTTTGGTGGGTCAACAGGATTTGATTTAACTCAATCAAGAGCATATATAGGGGTTACTTTTTCTAATAATACAACAGGTAATGTTGAACAAGATACAATGATAAATTCATTTGGTGTAGGTAGATTATCTACTTCTGATAATTGGTGGATAATGCATAATGATGCTAGTGGAATAGCCACAAAAGTTGATACAGGTTTTTTAGCCAATACTGTTAATACATTATCTTATTATTTATCAATGGAAACAGTAGGTAGTAATGTTAAGTTTATAGTTACTCAAATTGATGCATCAGGTGCAGTAGCAAACACTTTTACCTACACAGCAACAAGTGATTTACCAGCCCTTGATTTTGCTCTAACACAAAGAGTATTTGTAACTAATAATACCAACTCATCTATTGTAACATTAGATTGGTTTGGTTCAAAAATAATATCTAATTAAAATGAAATACTTTATAACAAACAATGGCTATATTGTTGATGAAAATGATAATATAGTAACAATGGAAGATGGTAATAAGTCTTTTGAAGAATACTATAAGTTTTTACAAGAAGGAGGAACTGTTGAACAAACCAATTTATCTACAGAAAATGAAGAAATCGAATATAAAATTGATGTTGAAACCCAAACTTATTTAAAAAGAATATCAGATGGAGCGAACATTATATCTAAATTTTCTGCTGAATTAAGGGTTGCTAAATTAACTGGTAGTATTACTGAAGAAAAACACAAAGTAATTGACAAAAGTTTAAAACCAGTTAGATATGAAATTTTAGCAGGACAATGGATTTCAGCAAAAGATGAACTTATACTGTTAGGGTCCGAAATTATAGGTCAAAATCTTTATAATAGAATTTACAAAGAAATACAGACATATATAAATAACAATTATTAATTAATATTTTACATATAAATAAAATAGATATATAGACACAACGATAACTAAAATAATTCAATATTTATTATAAAATATAAAAATGGCTGATATTCCTGTATATGATGGTACTTCCCAATTTTTTCCTGGTGATACTGCGTTTGGGTTCTATGATTACCAATATGATTTTCAAACAGATGCTAATAATGTTGTAACTTTTGTAACTAGGCGTTTAGGATGGCCTATTGAAGTAGTTGAACTCCAACCAATTCAAATATATACTGCTTTTGAAGAAGCTGTAACTGTGTATGGGAATGAAGTATATCAATTCCAAGTCCAGGAAAATATGCTTTCTATGGAAGGAAATCCAACAGGTTCAGGTCCATTCAATCAATTACTAATGACTCCATCATTAGGGGGTACTATTAGAGTAGCAGAAAATTATGGAACTGAAGCAGGTGTAGGGGGTAATGTTACTTATTATAGCGGTGCATTACAAACAACACCTGGGATCCAATCATATGATATGAATCTATGGGCTCAACAATCTGCTTCTATTGGACCAAACGATTACATTGAAATTAAGCGTGTATTTTTTGAAGCACCACCCGCCTCGATGAGATATTTTGATCCTTATGTTGGTATTGGATATAGCTACGAAGGTTTATTAAATAGCTTTGGATTTGGAGCATATTCACCTGCAATCACATTTTTATTAATGCCTTTATTTTTTGATTTGCAACGTATTCAAGCAATTAAATTAAATGATCAAATTAGAAGAGCATCATTTTCATTTGAAATACAAAATAACCAACTAAAACTATTCCCAGTACCACCAGCAAAATATAATGTTTGGGTAGAATACGTTAAGGGATCTGAAAGAGATAGTGTAATTGGTGGAAGAACAGCAAGTGGCTCTGCAGCAACTAATTTGATTACTAATCCTTCTAATGTACCTTACATTAATCCTAATTACAATTATATTAATTCTATAGGTAGAATGTGGATCTACCAGTATACTTTAACATTATGTAGAGAAATATTAGGATATGTTAGAGGAAAATATAGCACAGTACCTATCCCAGGTAGTGAAGTAACATTAAATCAACAAGATTTATTAACAGACGCTAGAGCAACTAAAGAAGCATTATTAACTCAATTAAGAGATACATTAGACAAAACAGGACGCCAAGCTCAACTAGAAAAACTAGCAGCCAACTCAGAAAACTTAAATAAAACATTAAATAATATCCCAATGGGTTTATATATTTTTTAAATAATAAAATTTAACATGGGATACTTAGAAACACTATTAACAGAAGCATCATTTGAAACCTACTTCGTTCAGATAATAATCAAAATGAAGAACGATTTTAACTTTACTGAAATATACAATCAAATTAGAGGTATAAGAGATGTAATTGTTGTTAAAGTAATTGATAATGAGCAGTTAAATGCCGCTTCTAATGATTTATATAATTATTCTTTATTAGAAATAAAATATATTTCTGAAGGAAACTCATTAGAGACTATAAAAGCAATCAAATCAGAAGCATTAAAAATTCCAGGATTAGTAAAATTTGAAATTAGAACAAAAACAATATTAAAAATTAGGAATTACTAATGATAGGAATCTATAAAATAATTAACCCTAATGGAAGAATATATATTGGACAATCTACTAATATTGAAGTTAGATGGTCTAAATATAAAAAATTTATTTGGAAATTTAAAAATTAAAATTATATGTGCGCTTTATACGGATCATCTCGTGATATTTCATTTTTCCATGTTATCAATACTGAGTTATTGCATAATATTATTGAACAAAATGTTGGATATTACCAAATATCCCTAGATGAAACATCAACTAATATATATGGTGAAGCTGAAGGAGGTACTAAAATGTATTATCCTCCTGTGTTAATAGTATGTTTGATTGATAGAGGAGATTATGAAAGTGATTACGATAATCAAATAGGACCGGATTTTACTAGAAACTTTAGTTTTAGATTCTTACGTAAAGATTTAGTAGCACAAAATATTATTCCTCAAATAGGAGATATTGTATTGTGGAACAATGATTATTACGAAATAAATTTAGTTAACGAGAACCAAGATATAGTTGGTAAAGTACCTCAATATAATTATAATGGTGCCTACTTAGATAATTTTGGTGCAAGTTTTTCAATTATAGTTAATGCTCACTATGTATCTCCTGAAAGTTTAGGAATAACTCAAACCAGATAATGCCTCAACAACTTCCAATATTACCCAATACTCCAGCTAGAAGAGTAAATGAGCAGATCGAACCATATATTTCGTCTGCTGATGTACCTATTCTACCTGAAGATAGAATAAATCGTGCTAATCAAATATCAGTTGATATTGAAAATGATATTACTCCAATTTCATTTGGTCTACAAGATATAGATGAAGCTGTATTTTTTTATTTTAACAATGTTATAAAACCTGTAGTAGCACAAAACGGAAATCAAATTAATGTACCTGTTGCTTATGCTTCTGCTGAAAGATGGGTATCTGTTCAAAAAGATGGATATTTTAGAGATAAAAATGGAAAAGCAATGCATCCATATATTATTGTAAGACGAACAGGGTTTGAAAAAAATAGAACATTAGCAAATAAATTAGATGGTAATGGAGTAAACAACTTTGCTGTTGCTCAAGGACGATATAATTCTAAAAATCAATATACTAATTTTGATATTTTAAATAATTATTTACCATCTGAAAAATTTTATTTAACTCCTGTACCTGATTATATTAATGTAACATATGAATGTGCTATTATTACTAACTTCATACAAGAAAATAATAAAATAGTTGAATCTATTGAATTTGCCTCAGACTCATATTGGGGTAATAAAGAACGTTATCAATTTAGAACATATATTGATAGATTTGATTCAACTAATGAATACTCAACTAGTGAACAACGTGTAGCTAAAACAAACCTAAGCATAACACTATATGGATATATCATACCAGAGACTATTAACAGAGATTTAGCAACTAATGGACAACGTCAATTCTTTTCAAAATCCGTTATTTCTATTACAGCCGAAACTGTAAAAAATGTTAATAATACTAGAGCAGGAGAATTATAAAATATCTTTATTAATAATAATGTTATGTTTAAAAAATTTAAAACAATATCCTCAGCTTGGATAGAAGCAGCAAATCCTTCACCTGAAAATAAAATTTTAGCTGAAAGTAGAGCAACTATATGTAGTAAATGTGAATTTCGTAAAAAAAATACAGAAGTAATTAACTTTTATTATTGTGGTGTATGTAAATGCCCTTTAAGTTTTAAAATATTTTCCCCTATAGATTTAGAAAAAAACCCATGTCCTAAAAATAAATGGGATAAATAATAATTAAAAATAAAATTATGTTAAAAAGAAACATAGAAGAACAAACACAATCAATAGATCAATTAACAGTAGAAGAATTAGTTGAATTTAAAAGTGTTCATGAGGATTATCAAAAAGCTCTATTTGATTTAGGAATAGTAGTTCTTAATATTGAAGAAGCTAAAAATAAATTAGATGAAATAAATAGGAATAAAATTGATTTACTTAACTTTATTAAAGAAATTAATGAAAAACGTTTAGCCCTAACCGATAAGTTATGTGACAAATATGGAGATAGACAAGTAGATCTGGAGACAGGTAAACTTCAATAATTTATTTTAGGTTTGTAAGGGTTTTAGAATATTTATCACTAGAATAACATCTAATACAATTTAAAATAACAACATAAAATGGCAGAAGCAATTATCTCTCCTGGTGTATATACCAATGAAAACGACCAGAGCGCAGTAACACAAGGCCCTATTGAAGCTGGTGCAGCTATCATTGGACCAACTGTTAATGGTATCCCTTATGTTCCAACATTAGTCACTTCATATAGTGAATATATTGCAAAATTTGGAACTACTTTTAGTAATGGAGCAAGTGGCTCTATGGAATATTTTACCTCATTAACAGCTAAAAATTATTTCGATAATGGAGGTACAACTCTATTAGTAACTAGAATCACAAACCAAGGAACAGGTTCAGCATTAGAACAATTTTCTTCTGCAAGTATTCCAATCTTAGGATCAGATGCAGCATCTTCTATGAGTGTAGCTGGTTTACACAAAGATGACGGAGGTGCGGGAACAGTATTTTTTCTATTATCCGGTTCTGCTAATGGAACTACTGCTACATCTTATGGTAAATTTATAATGACTGGTAGTACTAGTTTAGTTGATGCTGCCCCTATCTATTATGTTACAACAGGATCAACAGCTGCAGCCACAGCAGATAATATTACAGCTAAAATTAATTCATTACAATCTACATTTAAAACGGTAGCAACATCATCTACAACTAATTTAGCGGTAACTGCTAGTTTACCTTATAACGAAACTTTAGGAAATTCATTCCGTATAGTATCATCAAGTATTAATAATGCATTTGTTGGTGGTTTAACAGGTGCAGAATGTTTTGAAGTTGAAACATTAGCTTGGGGTGCTCAAATGAATAATGCAGGAGCAGTATTATCTTCAGGCGCTTTAGTAAGTGGTAGTGCTACTAATGTTCGTTGGCAAGTTCAAAATGTAAATACTACACAAGGTACATTTACATTAGTTGTAAGAAGTGGTAATGATACAGATGCTCAACCAAATATTCTTGAAACATGGACTAACTTATCAATGGATGTTGATCAACCAAATTACATTGCTAGAGTAATTGGTAATACTAAACCAGTTTATACTTATTCTACAGCAGATGGTCAAGGATACATTGATTATATTGGAGATTTTCCAAATGCTTCAAGATACATTAGAATAGCAAACGTGCCTAAAGCACAATTTGGTACATTTGATAATAATGGTAATTACCAATCAGTATTATTTAGTGGAAGTCTACCAGCAAATGGGGACGGAGGTTTATCAGGTGCTTTTAACGGTGGTCAAGTAGATACTTCATTACCAAGATTCATGTATGAAAATATTACTTCAGGAGTTTCAAACTCTCAAGGATTCACTACAGCCGATTACTTCCCAGCAATTAACTTATTAAACAACTCAGACGAGTATAGATTTAATATATTATTAACTCCTGGTTTATTCTTAGCAGGTGGTAATTCAAATATTAATATTGGTGCTAACGGTGCTGATCCAATAGCATTATGTGAAGGAAGAGCAGACGCTTTATCAGTAGTTGATCCTGTTCCTTATGGAGGTACAGTTACAAGTGCTAAAACAGCAGCAAATGCTTCAAACTCTAGCTACGCAGCTACATATTGGCCATGGTGTCAAATTTTCAGCTCAGCAATGGGTAGATTAGTATGGGTTCCTGCTTCAGTATTAATGGGTGGTGTATTTGCCTTTACAGATCAAGTATCAGCTCCATGGTTCGCTCCAGCAGGTATTACTAGAGGTGGTATTCCAAATGTAGTAAAAGTTGAAAGAAGATTATCATTAAGCGATAGAAATAATTTATACTTAGACAATGTAAATCCATTAGCTACATTCCCAGGAAATGGCGTTGTAGTATTTGGTCAGAAAACATTACAACAAAAAGCAACTGCTTTAGATAGAGTAAATGTTAGAAGATTATTAATTGCATTAAAAGGATACATTAGTGGTGTAGCTCGCTCATTAGTATTTGAACAAAATACAGCAGTTACAAGAAATAAATTCTTAAATCAAGTAAACCCATATTTAGACTCAGTAGTACAAAGACAAGGTTTATATGCATTTAAAGTAGTAATGGATGAATCAAATAACACACCAAGTGTTGTAGATAGAAACCAATTAATAGGTCAAATTTACATTCAACCAACTAAAACTGCTGAATTTGTAATATTAGATTTCACAATTTTACCAACTGGTGTTGAATTTCCATCTTAAGTAATATTTATAATAAACAATTAATAAATACAACATAACATGCCTATATTAAACGCAAATGAAATTATGTTTACTCAATATGAGCCTAAAATTCCAAACAGGTTCATAATGTATGTAAATGGTATCCCATCATATATCATTAAAGGAGTAAGTGCCGTAAATTTTGATGATGGAGAAATTATTCTA